TCACTTAATGTAAATCCATTACTATTAAATGATGTTATACAATCAGTTTCATCTTCATAAGGGCCATCATCATTCCATTCGTGTGTTTTTCCTACTCCTGACACACTGTTTTGATTTAACCAACCATCAGTTTGGTCACGATTTTTAATTAATACCCAGTCAGGTTGAAAATTTAAACTTGTAATACTTCGTGTGCTACCAGTTCCAGTATAAATTATTGTATCGTGATATTTATTACTACCATTGCCTTCAGAAGGGTCAACTTTTTCTGCAAGTAATAAATCTTTTGCAGTCAATCCTTTAAATCCTGAAGGTGGTGTATAACTCCAACTATCGGAATTTGGTCTAAGTACGCAAATAGAAGTTCCTCCTCCACCAACTGTTCTTGATACTGCTGGAAAAAAGAATGTACCACCAATACTCAATCCACTGGTGCCAGTAGAAACATTTCCAACTACAGCAGAGTTATTTTTATAAACATAAAGTTTGTCAGACTTTACATAAAAACTTAAAATATCTCCATTTGCAAAAGAACCATAACTTGTGACATTAGTAGACCCATTAAAAAATTGTCCACTGCTATAACTTCTCCACATATAAGAATTAGAACGCTGATGTATTTGTTCACCTAGACATAAACCATTTCTAATGTCATTTACTATACCTACTGTTAAAGCACCATCTCCTATATTTGTAGCTTCTATTTCAAAGTACCAACCATTTGTATCTGCACAAGTTCCACCCAAAGTTCCTGTAGTACGAGGGTCTGCACCTGTCATAGTACATTTCAAATTACCTTCAGTTAAAGTAGTTGTACCTCCACTACCTATATTAAGATGATTCCATACACATAAATTTCCTGATGCTGACATATTTTTTTAATCCTTTAATCCACTGAAAAAGTTGGTGAATCTATACTTTGTTTAGTGGTAGCCATATTAGTAACTGAATAATCATTATTATTGCCTGAACTGTCATCTCCAAGTGCAGAAGCATTTTGAAATTTAAGATGTACTCCATTTGTGCCGAAGGTAAGTCCACTAGGGTCTTTAGGCACCCATACACCTTCTTTTGATTCTCCGAATGAATCTGGCCCAAGTGCTGTTCCATCTATTAATACAAACTCTGCTACATATCCTGCAAAGTCTGATGAATCTGAACCATAACCTAATATACCTAATTCATGCTCTACACCAGATTGATTTACTGCTGTTTGAGCATTTTGACTAGGTGTAGTTGCATAAGAAGTATCAGTTATTTGCGTTCCATTTATATAAAATTTAACTCTATTTCCTGCTGTTCCTTGTGTAGTATCATAAGCAATCATATAATGTCCCCAAGCTGAAGTATCTCTAAGTTTAGGGTTATAAATAAATTCTATTCCATTACCTGCAATTTGAAATTCATCAGTATTATTTATTCTTGTTTGCCAATAATTACCACTTCCTGCATCAGCACCAAAAGGTACCATATGATTACCTGAATGTGTTATTACAGTTCTTTTTAACCAAAAGCTTACAGTAAAAGTTCTTTGATTACCTGAACTACTAGGAGTTCTTGCTATTTTATCTCCAGCATCTTCCTCGAATCTAACAGATTGCTGAATCTGATGGTCATAAAAAGAACCACCTCCACCTGGATTTTGAAAAAATTCACCTTGTAAGGGCATTACTTATGTCTCCTACGCAAATGCAAGTTGTGGTGCTCCTAATTGTATTGACCCTGAGGCTTTTACAAAATAAGGTATTACATCTACGGCACTTGCTGCTGTTGATATAGTTAAACCAGCACCACCAGCAGTTTCATAATCTGTACCTAAACTTAATGTTCTACTACCTGTGCCATCTTGTATAAATACTATAATACCAGACTGTCCTACTGATTCCGTACTTGGGTTAGCTAAAGTTACATTACCTGTTGCTGTTAAAACAAAGTTTTGATAAGTGTCAAAATCTAACGTAACACTACCAGTTTGAGAACCAGCAGTTTGTGTGCTACCTCTTTGACCAGCAGTAAAAGTATTTGCTACATCTTTAAAAACTGTATCAGCATTATAAATTTGAACATCACTGCCAATTGCAAGACCAAGAGCAGTTCTAGCTGCTGATGCTGTAGTTGAACCAGTACCACCTTTTGCTACAGTTACTGTTGGTAAACTATCTGTGCCTATTGCACCACCTAAACTATCTAGTGATACTTCTACAATATTAGTTCCGTCTGCGTATGCAAAATATATTTTTTGTTGATCTGGAGAAAAACCAGATCCACTTGCAGTTTTTATAGTTAAGTTTGTTGGGTTAGTTACACCTGTAACATCGAATATATACATTTTTTCAATACTGTCAGGTACAGTTAAAACAGTGGCTCCTGATAAGGTAACAGTAGCCACTTTAACAACCATATTTCTTGCGTTTGATATAGTACCATCGGTCATTGCAAGTGCTACTGTTGCTCCACTACCAACAGTTACTTGTTCAAAACCACCTATTGCTTGTTGTACTAAATTTAAATTTGTGTTTGTTTTTGTTCCCCATGTACCAGCGTTTTCACCAGTAGCCATAAGTTCCAGTTTTAAATCTGATGAGTATGTTGAAGCCATATTTTATCCTTTTATGCTGCTGTTGTTATCTTTGTCCAAGTTACAGGCGTACCTGTATCTATTCTATTCCATGCTATTATTATTACACTTCCGACTGAACTCGTCAATACTACTCCAGTGACATTGTCTACTGTTCCTGTGCCCGTAACTTCTGTTGGACTTCCCACTGCTGATGTCATAGCTACACCTGTAACATCGTATCCTGAGACAGGAACTATAGAACCTACAGATGATGTTGATGAAACTCCTGTAACATTTACTGTTCCAGTCATTTCTAAAACAACAGTGCCAACTGCACTTGTAAGAGCAACTCCTGTTACATCTACTAATGTGATAGGTGCAACAATTGCTGTACCAAGTGCTGATGTCATAGCTACACCTGCTACTCCTACTGCTGCATCTCCATCAAAGGTAACTGTACCAAGTGAACCTGTCAAAGATAAACCAGTTGGAGTTATTTCAACTCCTTGTGTGGTAGTTACACTACCTATTGCAGAAGTTGTAGCTACACCTGTAACAGCAACAGTAACTGAAGTAGTTCCTACAGCGGTTCCTATTGCAGAGGTTGCACTTACACCTGTTGGTATAACAGAATATACACCATCCCAAACTCTATTACCCCAAGTTCCTCGACCCCAACCTTCTCCTATTTCTGCATCAATAGTTACAGAACCTATGGCAGTTGTTGAAGCCACACCCGTTACAGCTAAACCTATATTATTTTGTGATCCCCAACTACCTTCATCCCAAGATAATAAACCCCAAGTATTTGCAGCTTCGGTATTAAGTTGACCACCCATACCAGAGTGATATTGACAATAATAATATAAAGTTGGCGCAGAAGAAGCCACTTGTATGGTAGTTAAATAATTACCATCATCTTTTGTAACACCAGTAGTGTATTCTGTACCTCCACCACTATGTGTGCCATCAGAAGTTGTTGAAAATCTTAAAGGATGACTTGTAGCAGCAGACCAATTAAATACATAAGTGCCACCTTCAGCTAAAGTAAGTGTGTCTTGTTGAACACCATCAAGAAAATACTTATTTGCTCCACCAACACTTTGAACTGTGACAGTAATTGTTCTAGTAGTCACGGGTGCAAACTCCTATTTTTATGCTATTCTTATAATCGCATTTGACGCATCAGCAGTTGGAAACTGTATTGTAAATGTCCCTGAAGTAGCTGTTTTATCTCCACCAAAATCTAAAACTGCAACTGCTGGATCACCAGAAGCTGAATCGTTATAAATTAAGGCACCTCTTGCTGTAAGTGATACACCTACAAAAGATAAATCTGCAAAATCTACAACAGCTGTATCTGTACTTAAAGCTGGTGTTACTTGCACCAAAACACTACCACCACTTGAATAGCCAGATGGTGAAGTTACTTGATTATCTGAAGTAAAAGATGTAGTTGATTTACCTAAAGTTGCACTTGAAGTATACATACTTAATTTAAAACTGTTTCCAGTTGGAGCAGCTGTAAAATTATGAACACCTTTTAAAACATCTGTTTTAAAAACATTACATACTGCACTTGTTGTTATCGCCATTTTTTTTCTCCTATTTATTATGGGGAAGGTGAAGGAACTTTTACTCTTGGTACGCCACTATCGTATTCGCCTCTTCTTCTTCTACCCATTTGTTGTAAAGCAAAATCTTGTACACTTATATTATACTTGTCTTGATACAGTTTGTACATATCCATAGGTCCTTTTAAATATGCAAAACATTCAACTAGTACACCATATAATAATAATTCTTCTTGGTGTTGTGATAAAAAAGTATTATTTGTAGAAGTAAAATGATCAGGATCTTTAATATAATTCATTTGTATTTCATAGGCTTGATCTGGTACAGGTGCAAACACGATATTTTTATCGTCCCAGTTTGCATAATATTTTGGTTGTCCTGTAGCATCTGTAGGATTATATTCTGCGATAAAAGAAGTATCTCTTTTTTCTAAAAAATCTCTTGTACTACTGCTAATTATTTGAACAGAACGTATTACCAAACAATCGTCTGGTACATTTAAATAACGAAGTGTTCCTGTAACAGCAGTTACATATTCTCTCATGTCATCGTAATCTACTTTGTTTGCTATTTCTATTTCAGCATTTCTAATAAATTGATCTAATAAAGTGTCCGATAACACATTAGAATCTACTTCTGTGTAGTTTCTTATTTGAGTTAAAAAAGCTGAATGTGTTATACTCATGATATCACCACCGTAAAACCAGTGCCAACAGATACTGTTACTTCAACAGTTGTAAGTTTAGTGCCTAAAATGTTATCACTACTAGCAGGAGTCATACTTGCTCCACCTGTTATACCAGTATCTTTTGTTTCCGAAAAAAACCCGTTGCTTATGTATAGCACAAATTGTTTTTGTGTATCAGGGTGCATAGGTCTGACATTTGCTAATGCAATAGCATCTGCTCTTGTATGTCTTTTTTTAATTTGTGGGTGTTTAGGTTCAAACTCAGATTTATGTACAAAAGATCCATTCCATTCTTTTACCATTTCTTGATAAGGAAACTCCATACCTGATCTGTCCGATATTGCTTTTGCATATTTACCTCTTGCGTATGGCATTATGCACCTTGTGGGTAATAAGTTTGTGGAGTGATGTATACAGAAGTTCTTTGACCATCTTCTGTTAATGCTCTTTGTAATTCATCTTCGTATACTAACTTGGTGGTTTGTACTAATTGTGGGTTTTTTTTCATGGACAAATAATATGCCAGACCTGCAACCATGCAGGGTATAAATCGAAATACCACGTCTGCTTGATTAGTATATGCACCTGCATCTTCTATCCTTTTTAAGTAATAATATTTTAAATATGTGTATGTAGTTGCATCGGGT